ATAATCCGATGCATGACAATCCAACGATGCGAGTTGGTCGTGCTCTCCTGTTTTAAAGAGGAGCCAGACAGACAAGCTGCGTGGAGTGTTAAGAGAGTGAAGAAAGCGGAAGATATCAGCATCAGTATCTTTTGGTGATGCGCGAAAAGACCGAGCTTCTAATAATAGCTCGGAACTTCGTCTCCTAATGGTAGACATGAAGTTGCTCCAGTTTGAATTGACGGAATTAACCAGAAACCCGGTTAATAAACACTCTCGAAGGACTGAACCGCAGGTGGGACGACAGTTGTGTTTGCCAAGAAGTTCTTGACATACGCAAGCAAGTCGTTCCGCTGGGCCAGCGTCGAGCGCTCCGGCAAAACAAACTCAACCGATGCCAGAAGATCGTAGGCCTTTGTCGGTGCCGGCTGGATGCCGGTAGACGTCGAAGGACTTGTCACTTCCAGGACCGGGAGAGCCACCTTGATCATTGCCCGATAATTACGAGCGCCCTTAACGGACGGCGTCTTCATCGAGAATGAAAGGACTGGGAAGCCCAGAGCGATTCCGCTCGAGCGATCAGCCCACTTCGCGACACCCACCTGATCGATGTTGACAGGGGAGAAGGTGTGATTTGCTGGGGTAGCTGCGCCGTCAGCAATCGTCAATGCAGCAATAGCTGTCATGGTATTTACTTTTAAAAGTTCAGCGTCTGCCGAACTGTTGAGAGAGGAGTGCCATGGCGTTCCACATATGGCCAGTGCTAACAGGATTTTTAAAATGAGGAATACCGACGTTAGGGAAACTATTGAGAATAGTTCTCCTCATGTCGACATACCTAGTTAAAGATCGTTGATAACCAAGGTTTTCTGTGAGACCACTGACACCGGATTGTGTTCTGAAGCCGTTCATATAGCAAGACTGGAGCACTGATGTGTAGCCGGAGAGAAACTCAACGCCTAGTGTGGCATCGAGAGTCTCAAGCCAGTTACCAATCGGTAAAAACCAGTCAACTACGAACGAAAACGGAACAAGTTCCCAGGCTACTACGGCAGGGTTTGTTATCCCTAAACGAGGTAAATCCTGGGGAGCACCTGGCTTTCGAAAAAATGTAACACCTTTTCGGATGATGAGAGACCGACGACCCGTAATTAAGACAGTCGCCCGATAAGATGGGCTGACCGTACTTAGCGACGAAAATCGAATGTCCTCTTCCCTTACTTGCCGTGACGTAACCTGCATAATGTGGGGGGATGCTTGCTGATTAGCAAGTTCCTCGACGGCGCCGAATACGTCTGTAAGCAAGGGTTTCCAACCGTACTGGAGTTCCAGCCAGCCGGATCCAAGTGCTTTTGCCTTATTCTTAGCGTAGTTGGTGTTAAAACGGGAATTCGCCCGTTTCCGACCTGCGACGCCAAGATGTCGGGCAGCGCCCATAAAGTCTCCTCTTCGGAGGTCTCCATAGGCTCCAGCGACGTTAGTGATAGTATTTGTCACTAGATCGATGGTCTTCTGCCGTTCTCCCCAAACGACGCCCATGTTAACAGTAGAACCCTTAACTTTCGCTAAGAGTTTCTGATTACACAGGTCGTCAGATTCAGAGATCTGGGCAGGGCTGAATGAGTTAGCAACAAATGAAACACAGGAACCGGAGTCGATTACGCCAGTCGTATAATTATACGAATAGCCACTCTTTCCCGGGACTCCTGAAGTCGTTCGTTGATTACCCACCCAGCTGCGCTCATCACTTTCAACCCTAGTATAGGGAAGAGGGTAAAGAGGCGCAACACGGGGCCCATTAAAGTTGGGAGTTGAACTGCGTAAAACCACCTTGGAATAATAGCGGCCGCGGACATTCTGATTGATGTAGCGCACAGGATCAGTATATGAATTCATATATTCGATAGTGCGCGACATCGGAATGTCCATGACAATATTTTCGTTAGGTAGCATTACAGTTCTCCGTGTAGTTTCGTTAAAAGGCAACGTATTCGTTAGAATACGAAGCCATAGAAGTGATGATACGAATGACGATGATCCTTTCGGGAACACCAGCCTCGCGCATCGCTACTATTTGCTTCACCCACCATGCGTTAGTACGCGCCTCAGAATAACTGGCTTCTACATCGCCCTCAACATTAAGGGCTTCGATGATAAGGTCAACAAACTGATTGTGGCACATATAAACTCCTGATGGATGGTTAACGAGGATTCTGCATGCTCTAAGAGAAGCAGAAGAT